CTTTACCCTTTTCTACCTTTGTTTCACCATCTGAAACGACTTCCATAGAATCACCAGAAGGAGAAGCGTTAGTTTTTGGAGCTTCTTTAGTAGAATCTCCAGCAGCTTTAGCTAATTCTGATGCTTTCTTTTCAGCGTCTTTGTCTGATCCAACATCGGAAGGGCTCACATCAGCACCACCCTTAGGTAACTTTGCAGCTTCCTCGGACATTACTTCTGTTATTGTGTTTTCTAAACTTGACATTAGAATACTCCCTTTAAAAATATATTTTTAAACTTTAAATAGTATTTATATATTATAAATTTTTCAGAAAGTCATTAAATACATTTAATTTAACTTCCTGTAACTTTTGTGTTCTAGCTCTGGCTATTGAATGTTTATATTCTTCAATTTTCTGAGCCTTAATCACTCCATTATCCCAAATCCACTCAACACCTTCCATGACACCATCTACGAAAGCGTCTGGAGCTGACGGATCAGCGACTATATCAGCAGCGGTTGCCAACTGAAAATCTGATTGAACCATTTGAACTCCGCCCTTAGCGTTTGAAGCTTTTAATGATCCCATACCTCTACTAGATACACCTAGTCTCGCACCGTCATCAAGAAGGTTTTTGACTATGTTACCCATAGGAGTACTTAAAATTTTTGCTTTTCCAACGAAATTATTTCCGTCTTCATATAAATCTGTTATTAGATGAGATGTTCTCTCTAAATTAATTGTTGGTCCTTCAGGATGTCCTAATTCACCATAGGCTCTGTTATTATCAATATACTCTTTAGTATATCTAGCGACTTCTTTCTGCATTACCTCTTTAGGGTATACACGACCATTTTTGTTTTTAACTTCTGTCTGAAGCATAACACCTTCGATATAGGCGTTCTTTTTACCTGTCTTAGAATCTACTTCGACTAGATAATTTACATCATCGGACCATTGTTCTGATATTAATTTCATTTTTACCTCTTAAACTGTTGTGAGATCACCATAACGGGATCTACCTACAAATATCATACCGAAATCATTCAACTTTTTCATCCCACCTTTGACTTCAACTTCTTTTTTACTTATTTTATTGAATTTTAACCTATAATCTCTAGCCATTCTAGTCATTGCTTTCATAGTCTGAGGGTCTATGTCTTTACCATCTCGTCTATGATATATTTCAGCGGCTTCATCTAAATTTACAGGACCATCAACTTTCTCTACAGCTTCTTTCCAGAAACTTATACCTTCGTCAATGTCTTCACCCATAAGTTTAACAAACTGTTCAGCTGACTTCTTAGCTGTCTTCATGTCTTTAAAGATACCAAGTTCTTCAAACTCTTTAGCTGACTTAGGTTTGACAAACACACGAACTTTCTTAGAACCTTTCTTTTCAGCGTGATACGCGACTTCTGTTTTCTTAATTTTAGTAGAAGAAATATGATTCTTCTTATCTTGTTTATAAGTAACTTCGTCTAGTTCTGATCTAAGTTCTACGAATGTTTTCATATTTTTTACCTTTGTAAATGTAACATTGAACCAATAGTACCTTTAGAATCCATATCTACTTCATCTATATAAGAAGCTAAGTTTCTTGATAACATAGTAACATCAACTTGAGAAGAACCTAAATGACCTAATTTACTATTCGTAATTATTATTGATCTACCTTTAACTTTAATATCATTTCTTTGTTTACCCAACTTACCAAAAACTTCTTTATTCCAAAATTTGACATTACCTGCATATGGCCAACCTTTGTGTTCACCTTTAGCATAAATCACATTATTCAACTCTTTCTGTAATAGTTTAGCTAAATCTGAAACACTTGACTCATACTTAGAAACATCTATATAGATATGTGAATACTCTATCCTTCTATCTACAGCTGAACCAACTCTATCTTTTGGATTATCGGGTTTGCTATTTACTGTCCAATTTGTATAACCATGTGTAGCTTCTTTAAAAAACCCTTGTCCTGGTTCTGTCCAATTTGACATTTGTTAATCCTCGTTTTTAGGTTCGTTATTCATCCAATCAAGTTGCATCTCAACTCGTTTTAAATCAATAGCATCTAGTTGTTTGTCTTGCATGATCGTCTTAAAAGACTCTCCAGCTTCAATGTTGTCACCATTAGCAACTTGATCTACAAAATTTCTAGTTTTACTTTCCATTATATTCTCCTATTAAAATCCCATATCGTCTTCACCACCTTCTGAACCACCTTCATTTTCAATCTCTTTATCGATATCTTTAATCTCGGCTTCTGATTGTCTAAGAACATTTTTTCTTATCCAAGCTTCAGAATAATACTTACCAACGAATGCGTCTAAATCATTCAGCGTTGATACTCTTTCTCTTAGTATCTCAGCTTCTTTGAGTTCTACAAAATGACCATCTTTCTGAAAGTCATAACTTATGTACTCTTTTGACTTCTTCCAATCATCTTCTGATACTATTTTCTTAAGTAACAGTTGAGTTCTTAGAATGTCGTCAAATACCTTAGAGAATTTAACTCTAAGTCTATCAACGAATCGTGAAAACTTCACTTCATCTCTTGATATTTCAGTCGCTCTACCAATAGCGAATGAATTCTCTTGTTCTAATCTTGAAACAGGTACATTAAGAGACTTGTACAGTTTCTTTTGAAAATATAAAATATCTTCAATCTCACCTAGATTCTGACCACCTGGTAGTGTCGTAATCTCTGTGCCTCGACCACCTTCTCTACGAGGTAACCAAAAATCTTCAAGCATATTCATATGCTTTCTATCGTCTTTAACTTCACCTGTATCAGCGTTATACACTAACTTGTTACGATACGCTGTTTGTACTTCTTTTAAATACTGTTCAGCTCTCGCTTTAGGTAAGTTACCTACATCAATGTAGAAGATTCTTCTCTCTGGTGCTCTTGATATTCTATAAATAACTAGAGCGTCTTCTAACATTCTTAGTTGGTTTACAGACTTCATAGCCTTATGTAAATAACCAACTACAACTTTCTGATTGTAATCAAGTAAACCTGAGGTTACATGAGTTACAGCATCAGAAGAAATTTTAACTGTTTGACCTGTGTTATTACCTGACTTATCGAATCCTTCATTGTTAAAAAGAAAATACTCATTCTCTTTCTGAATGACTTCAACACCTGTCTTCTCGTCTTTCTTCTTTTTGATCTCTCTAATCTTTCTGATTTTTTGAGGATCAATCGGTCTTAAACCTTGAATTCCTGATTTTTCATTATTAGAATCTACCATCTTATGAAAGTAGAGTCTACCATCAACATACCATTTTCTAAATATGTCATGTCCTAACTCACGGAATCCTAGTAAGTCAAGAACTACATTAAACTCGTCACGAATCTTTTCTTTGATACTATCTGAAAAGTGATTAACTCTATCTAAGTTAATCGCTACAGGAGCATCTAAATCGTTTGAAGATATTGATTCGTTAATGATATCTTCAATAGCGCTGTCACATTCAGGAACTAGAGACATTGTTCTGTATCGTGAAACTAGGTCGGCTTCGGTTTTTATACCGCCTTCCATGTCAACGAACTGACCAATGACTCCACCTGTGGCCGCGAAGCCACCCATTCCTTGGTCCTGCCCTATTTCTATTGCAGTACCATCGTTTTGAGGTGGGACGAAGCTCTTTACATTAGGAGCCTCGTCACTCTTTTTCCTCTTTATTTCTAATCCAAATAATTCCATACTAATATTTATAACACACTAAAAGCGTTCTTTACAGAACTCTTTCGAAGTGTGAATATTTGAATGTTACATCTGTTGTTGTGATTTCTTCACCACCCGCTGCATCCATATCGATTGCCGCGATAGAAGTAGGCCACATATTATAAAATTCGTATGTCGCTACTACTGAATCATCTCTACCTAACTGAGAAATAGTCGCTTTGTCTACCATATAATCGTATCCAAGCTCCTCGACTGTAGAATCGTCCATAGGTACGATAGTACCCATCCACGCTTCTATAGCGTTTCTAGCAGAGAATTCTGAATCATTATAGATACCAACAGTCCAATCTTCGAATGATCTGTTACCAGCTAAGTTGAAAGTCAACCCTCTGTGAATTATTTCTACTGGCTCAATAGTTTGTCCAGGCAATGCTGCAGTCTTACATAAAAACTGAATTTTATTACCGGATCTTGGTATGAATACCTCGAATCTATTAGCCCTTAGACCAGCACCTACGAGGTTTGCTTTAAATTGGTTAATTGTTGCCATTTTTTACCTCCCTTATAGATTTGTTGCTGATTCTTGTACGCCACCAGGTGCTCCATAGACTTCTTCGAAATCTACACCACTTCTTGATGCTACAAAAGTTAAAGTTATGAAGTTGATTGATCTAGCCGGCTTCACAAAGATTGAAGCTACGAACTGAGAAGCGTCAACAACGCCTGCAGTGTTATTTGTTTCATCACAGATTACTTGGAAATCATAAATTCCTCGTCTGCCTTGAACTTGTCTTAAGAAAGGTTCAATAGCTGCTCTGAAATTAGCTCTTGTAAATGAATCGTTAAATTCAAATAGTTGGAACTTAGCTGCTGTTGAGATAGCTTTCTCTAACACTATGAACAATCTACGAACATTAATTCTTGAGAAAGCACTTGAGTCATTAGCTGCTAGTGTCTTGTCTCCGAATAATACTGTTCCTTGTCCTGAAAATGTAACAACTGGATTAACTCTAGCTCTATAGAGTAAATCTCTATCAGCTTTTGTAGGGTTAAACGCTAGTTTAGTTACACCGAAAATTTGACCACGATTGAATCCTGCTGGTGAATACCATGCATCATTCGTAAAATCAGTTCTAGCACATAGACCAGCTACTGAACCGTTGTCTGGTACATACACATATCTGTCATTGTACCTATCGTATTGATATAACCAATTTGAACTCATTACAGCGTAACTTGAACCATTCAATGTATCTGCTGTTGCTTTTACATTAGTTGCTCCAGAAACTCCAGAATCTACACAATCAGATTTGACTGGTGAGAAGAATGCTACGCAATCTTTTCTATCTTCTGCTATGTTCATTAATTGATTATAGTAGCTTGTTGCTTCGGCTCTTGTTGTTACAGCAGTACCACTTCCGTTGTCTGCTTGAGGTGAACCTGAAATTATTAAGCTTATATCTTGATTATCTGCACTACCAAAATGTGTATCCCATGCAGTTATTTTTTGAGATGTTGTTGGTTGATTTCCATCTGCACCATTAGTGAAAGATAGAGAATCAGGTAAAGTACCTGTTCCAAAAGTGACTCCCGCAGCTGCTGAACCGGCTGATCCCATAGTAGCACTATGGTCTAACCAGTAAACATATTCGCTTTGGTTTTCAATAACTGTAACATAGTAGTTAGTTGCACCGAAGTCATTCTTAGCATCTGAAGCTTTAGATAACGCTTCATATTTTTCTAAGATTGTTCCAGGAGTACCTGAAATTTCACCATCTTCGTCAAGAACTACGATATGTAACTCGTCTGTAACACCAGCACTAGCTCTTCCAGCAGCGTAAGCTGAGGTACCAGGTGCTCCGTTAAATTGACGCGCAAATTCCCACTCTCTTGAGACAGATGCACCACTTGAAACAGCGGCTGTCAATCCTTGAGTAGAATCGTCTTCTTGTGCAATTGTAACTGTTGCGGCTCCGGTTGACCCAGAGTCAAAAGTAATTGCTGATATTTTATATCTTGTAGTATCTGAACCAATAGCTGTAATAATGTCACCAACTATGAATTTTTCACCTAGAGCTACTTCGATTGAAGTACCAGCTAAGGCTGAAGTTCCATTAGTTGTTGTAACACCAGATTGAGCGTATGGATTGGCTCCACCACATACTGAAACTTTAAGTGAATTACCTAAAGATCCAGCGTATCTAGCACCATAATTTCCAACAGAGGCTGCACCCGTGTTGTAATTATCGCGATAATGAGTTAAGTTTTTGATTAACAAAGACTGCCCACTTGTTGTTGTCGCGTTTACCATACTGGTAGTCGCGATTCTAACTACTTTTAAGTCTATCCCGTAATCCAGAAAGTTAGCAGCAGGATAAAAGTGTTCTGCAGCGATATCTGTATTAGCGGGTTCCCCAAAGGATTCAACAAGTCCTTTATTAGAACTTACTGTGGTAACTTCTTCGGCTGGACCCCAACCGAAATAACCACAATATGCTCCTGTAGAACTTGAGACCGCAGGAATAACATTAGTAGCATCTATTTCTTGAACCTGTACACCAGGCGAAACTTGAAATGCCATGTTTATTATCTCCTTATTATTTTCTATAGCTATAAAAAATATTGTTTATTAAAGTTATGATAAGACTAATCTTATCATTAACTAGTATTTATAATTTAGTAAATGTTCACATCATCAACAACTGTCCAGACATCTCCACCTTCTTTGTAAGTGACTTCTGTTTCCGACCCGTCATCAATGATTCCGAAAGGTACCATGTCATCATCAATCATTTGTTGTTGTTCATCATATAACATTTTCTTTAATTCTAAATCTGTTAAACTCTGAAAGAAAGGTGTTGTAACGAACCATGAAAATAGTACTAGATTCATGACTAAATCATCATGATTACCACCATCGGCTTCGTATGATATACCTTTACCAACAAAAGTTACCAATTCATTAATTGTAAACTTATCGATTACTCTTAATTTGTTTTCTTCCATTAATTCTTTGAGAGTAGAACAACCTATTTGTTTAACTTTTCGTGTCATTGTTACACCGATACCACTAGATTTTACTGAGGATTGTGTAAATACATTCGGATATTCTATATCATAATGAAGACTATTACAAACTATTTGACCTTGATCATTATTTTCAACTACGACTAAAGCTTCATTATACATAGTAGCGAATCGAGCTATTATATCAGGAAACAGTAGTGGTGATATCATATTATCTCGATATATACCAACTTGTTTGAATGGTTTTTCTGTAATATCAAATATAGAGAATGTAGAATAATCTTGACCTCTACCTCTAGCTACATCAACTGTCATAATGTATTGATTGTCTTTTCTAGGTTCTTGATATAAATGAACATTTTCTTTAGTCCATAACGCGTCATGACCTTGTAATCCTAATAAACAGTTAGCACTAATTAAAGTATTACCTGTACCAAGAAATGAGTTTCCAAATTCTTGTTCAAATTGTAATTCAGAAGTGTTAGCTATTGTTTGTTTTTTCCAATTTTCATCTCTACCAGGTACATCCCACCAATTAATTGTATATGGTTGATATTCATTCTTTCCGTTTTGAGCACCTTCATATAACTTATGATACATATTACCGATACCATTAGCTGTAGAAGTTATAATTACTTTCGATTTACCACCTGATGTTACTACAGGATATGTAGAAGTGTAGAATTGTTCAGCGTTATCTACGAACGCGAACTCATCAAGATACAGTAGATTTACTGAAAGACCACGAATAGAGTTAGCACCTGTAGCTGAAGCTATGATTCTACTATCATTTTCGAATTCGATTGAACCTTTGTTTAGTGTCTTTGTACCTGGTTGTAGAAAGAAAGGTACATGCTCTAACATAGTTGTAATACGAGCTAACATCTCTCTAGCTGTTGAACCTTTGTTAGCTAGAATCGCGATTGTTTGTTCTGG